CGGGCTGATTGGCCCCATCAGCCTGATGAGCGCCAAGAAGACTGGCAACGTGATCGAGTTTCTCGAAGGCTCCTTGGGTGAGATCGAGAAGATGCGCTACGAGGTGGTGGACAAGTCCGACACCCCGTTGCAAAATATCATTGATGAAATCGTGGGTCAGTATCTTTCGACCCTGTATAAGCTTCGCTTCCTGGCGTAAAGGACACATGATGGAACTTCTCAACCCGATGAGCAAAGCGGATTTCCCCGCTTACACCGCAACGGCAGGCGCTACCGCTGGCAACACGACCGCATGGGGCGCTGGCCCGCAAGGCGTGATGGTCTGGTGCGACCAATCCTGCTACGTTGAGGTGGGTGTTGGGGCCGTGGCTACCAGCGCCAGCACCCCGATACCGGCCTTCACGCCGATCCCGTTTGTCGTGCCGCTCAACACAACCGGCGCTCCCTGGCGCGTCAGTGTGCTGCGTATCGGCAGCACCGATGGCACCGCGTACGCCAAACCCATCAACAAGCAATGAGCTTCTTTGGCCCTGATCTTCGCAACGCGGTTGCCATTGGCCTTGGCGGCATTATTTCGCTGTTTTCCGGTCGCGCCGATGAGCAAGCCCAGAGCAACCTTCTCACCGAGTCTGGCGCAAACCTCGTGCAAGAGGATAACGGCCTTCTTTTGTTGGAGTAAGACATGCCCGCTGTATCGCTCTCAATTTTTGGCGGCGTTGGCGCTCAGTTTTTTGACAACAATGGGGTCATCCTAACTGGCGGCAAAATTTTTACCTATGAGGCCGGTACAACCACGCCGCTGGCAACGTACACATCAAGCACAGGCAACACGGCGCACACCAACCCAATTATTTTGGACTCCGCTGGCCGGGTGCCTGGGGGTGAGATTTGGAACCAGTTGCGGCTGTACAAGTTTGTCTTGAAAACAAGCGCAGACGTTACGATTGCCACATACGACAATGTTGGCAGCAGCTTCAACGCTACCGCCATCATCGCCAACTTCACGGGCGACGGCACAGACACTACGTTTAATTTGCCGACTGCCCCCGCAGGCGAAAACGCGACCAACATATACATTAACGGCGTGTACCAGCAGAAAAACACCTACAGCATCGCTGGTGTTGTTGTCACGTTCTCAGAAGCGCCCCCGGTTACTTCGTCAATTGAAGTCAACTACGTTTAAGGATTCATCATGGCTGACCTCAAAATTTCTCAACTTACTTCGGCGACCCTTCCGCTTGCGGGCACTGAAGTTTTGCCGATTGTGCAGTCGAGCAGCACCAAAAAAGTTGCGACTGATGATTTGACGGTCAAAAATGTGCGGTCAAACGCAACCACGGGTATTCTGCAAATCGCTGGCCCTGCTGCTGCGGCCACCCGCACCATGACTGTGCCCGATGCCAACTTTACTGCGGCCCGTACAGACGCAGCGCAATCGTTCACTGGCGATCAGACGCTTGGCACAGGCAACCTAATCCAAGGCACCGCAGCCAAAGGCGTCAACTTCACCGCCAACACCCCCGCAGCGGGCATGACGAGCCAGTTGCTGAACTGGTACGAGGAGGGGACTTGGACGCCTTCTGTTGGCGGCGACGCTACTTACTTTGCCCAAACAGGCCGCTACACCAGAGTGGGTCGATTAGTAACTTTTACCGCAACGCTTTACATAAACTTAATTGGCACCGGCAGCACTACGACCATCTCAGGGCTTCCATTTACCGCAAGTCAACGTAGCGCTGTGTCTTTTGGGGAAATCGGTGGCCTTGCCACTTCGGTTGTCGCTCTCTACGGGCTGATAAATAGCGGCGCAACAACGATCAGCATTAGGGGCGCTACAGCAGCTTCTGCGGCAAACGCCTCAATCACTGCTTTTCAAAACGTAACGTACTTGGATTTTTGCGGCCAGTACACGGTTTAAGGAACAAAAATGTCTTTGACCAAAGTTTCTTATTCGATGATTAATGGCGCGTCGTTGAACGTCCTTGATTACGGCGCTGATAATACTGGTGTAAGCGACAGTACTTCGGCAATTAACGCAGCGTTGGCGGCCGCTGGCGCTATGACTCCCACCAGGGGTGTTGTTTATATTCCAACCGGAAAATACATAACAACAAGTACGCTCAACATTCCCTTGGGCGTCACTTTGACTGGTGAAGCTGGCTCTTGGGTAAATTTCTTGACTGCCTCAAGAAGTTCCGGAACCATCATCTATTCAAACCACAACAACAAAACTATCTCGTTGGTGTCTGATGGTGCAGAAGCAAACTCTGCCGGTGGTGGCATTTTGAATCTTTGGATTCAATGCGACTACACGTTGTACCCAGCTTCAATTGGGGTCTATGTCACTGGCGCTCAACAAGTAATTTTGCAAAATGTTGTGGTAAGCAAGGCGGCAACAGGCTTTCTTTTGGGCGATTACAACAGTGGCTCTCCATTGTTTACTTCTTACATCACAGCAGACAACATTTACGCAAACGGTGCTTATGTCGTTGCTTTTGATGTTTGTGGCAATTGGCACAGGCTTGATCGTTGCATTGCAGATGCTTATTCGGGAATAGGGTTTAGATTTCGGCAAGTGGGGTTTTCTGACATCAGCAACTTCCACACAGAAGGCCCAACTTCTGGCGGCATTTTGATTGGCAATGGGTCAAGCAACAATACCTTTACTGGCGGCTATGTCAACACAGAGGGTGCATACGGCATACGCTTTTTAAGTGATGCTGGCACAGCCTTAAATTCAGTTAGCGACACTTATTTGGTTGGCGACAATACTGGAACTGGATTTGATTTCGCCGGGGGGCTTGCCAATGCTAACTATGTAAACAATTGTGAAATAAACGATTTTGCAGTTGGAGTTTCTGACTTAGGTCAATCAAACATCGTAAGCAACAATTTGTTTTTCAATTGCGCCCTTGGCATTTCTTCAGATGCTTCCGATAGCAAATATATGTTTAACCGAATGCAGTCAACAAGCGGAAGTTACAGCATCAGTCATGTTGGCGGGACTACCGGGATTTGGCAAGGCAACACGTTGGACAAGCCGATCAATCCCGCAAACACGGGGATTGCGGGTAATTTTAGCGGCATCAGAGTAAAAGATAATTTAGGCTATGTCACTAGAAACTCTGGCATCACTGGGCTTATTACTTCTGGTACGACCATAGCCCACGGTTTAGCTGGCGCACCAACTTCATTTCAAGTTACACCAACCGTAGGCGGCATCACATCGCAGGCAACTATTTCTGCGGTAAGCTCAACCACAATGACGGTTTCATGGAGTGGAACAGCAAACGTGCAATTTGCTTGGTCTGCAAATTTACCTTGCGACCCTTGACCTTGACACTGCGCCTTCTTAGCGCATAATCTGAGAACTGTACTGGCCCAGTAGACCAGGGATTCACAAGAATCAAAAATGACTGAAGAAGTCCAACAAGCCTTAGCGGAAGTTGAATCCGCGCCAGCAGCCGAGGTGACGGCCACCCCGGACACTGCACAAAACGCGCCGGAAGTAGCTGAGAGTCAACCCGAGCAGACGCCCGAGGAGAAGAAATTCACCCAGGCCGAGATCGACGCGATGATCAGCAAGCGCCTTGCCAGAGAGCAGCGCAAATGGGAACGTGAGCAGCAGGCCAAACTTGCACAACCGCAAGCGCCGAAAGAAGTCCCGCCCATCGACCAGTTCGAGTCCCCTGATGCCTATGCGGAAGCACTGGCGGTCAGAAAGGCCGAAGAACTGCTCGCACAGCGTGAGTTCCAGAAGCAGCAGGCTGCGATTGAAGACGCTTATCACGAGCGTGAGGAAGAAGCCAGGGCCAAGTACGACGACTTTGAACAAGTCGCCTACAACCCGCAGCTTCGAGTCACCGATGTGATGGCTGAGACAATCAAGGCGTCCGAGATGGGGCCGGACCTCGCCTATTGGCTGGGAACAAACCCGAAGGAAGCTGATCGCATTTCCCGTCTGTCACCTCTTTTGCAGGCCCGTGAAATTGGGAAGATCGAGGCCAAGTTGGCCGCAAGTCCTCCCACGAAACCAACTACGTCTGCGCCTGCACCGATTTCGCCTGTGACCGCACGAACCAGTGGAAGCCCGTCCTACGACACGACTGATCCTCGCTCGACGAAGACCATGACTGACTCGCAGTGGATTGAAGCTGAACGTGCCCGGCAGATGAAGAAGCTGCAAGCACAAATGTCTCGCTAAGTCAACTCGTAATCTGGAAAGTTCTTAGATTTGCATCTTTGGCGAAAAGTGGCTGGGGGAATTCCAGCCGCCCGAGCGCCAGCAGCAACAGAAGGATAGGTAACACCTTGAAAACTGCATTTGGTTTTGGGGCCAACAACAGCAAGAATCGCGGCTTTTTTGTCGCGAGTTTCTTCGCTGTCAATCGTGCCTGTACGAAACTCGCGCAGTTTTTGCCGAGCAGCTTCTGTTCGGATGTATCTGCCAATCTGACTCGATATGTCGTGATGCCTGTCGCCAAAATGCTCTTTTGCGGTAAGGCACTCAAGATTGTCGGCTCTGTTGTCCGTTTTATCGCCGTTGATGTGGTGAACATGTTTAAGGGGATCAAAATCTTCCAGCCAACATGCGGCCACAACTCGATGCATCAAACGCCTGCGCCCCAACATGAGGTATCCTTGCGGATGATCATGGGGTGTGTAAGGATGCAAATTTCTAAGAACTTTCCCGCAGCGCGAAACAGCGTAAAGATGGTCAAACACGCGGTATTCAATACCATCCATCGTAAAGCTAATCATGTTGTGCCTTTTTGGGTGATTGCGAAGACTTCATCTTACCATTGATATAAAGGAATGTCAAAATGAGTAATTCAATCTTGACGATTGACATGATCACCCGGAAGGCTCTCGAAATTTTGGAGAACAACCTTGTGCTCACCCGTAACGTGAACCGTCAGTACGACGACAGCTTTGCTGTTGAAGGTGCCAAGATCGGTTCGACCCTGCGTATCCGTCTGCCTGACCGCGCT